GTATATGCTTTAGAGACGTTAATATTTTATATCCTAGACAGCAAAATAAAAGTCCTAAGGACGTATTAACAATAAATTCTAAAGGAGATGTGGTTAATATGGGTCAACAATTAGGTTATGCTTTTACTTGGTTATCTAATCCTAATGCAAAAATTGATGTAGATAACGTTCCTATGGAACATTTAGAAGAACTTGCCAACATGATTGATTGGAATAATGAACCTAATGACAATAAACCTGATTTTGAGAAAGATACTATAAAAGTGATTAGATCTAAATTGAAAACTGTAGAAGATAAGATTAATAAAAAGATTAAAGATCAAGGAGACGATATTGATGAAGTGGAATCGTGATGAAATTGTAAAAGATTTAGAAGACAATTGCCCGGATAATGCTTTTGCTAATATTGCCTTTATGAACCCTAAGTCTTTTAAGAAACTTTTTGATTCAGACAATGTAGCCTTTTGTGGAGAAGGAAAGAAGAAAATTACTATTTATTCTAGCGAAGGAATTGCAGAAAATTATATTGTTTGTGCACATGTTAATACTGATTTGAATGAATGTTTAGTGTTTGGCTCTGATAAAGTTATTTTCCCACCAACTGGTGTCTTTACTATTCCTTTGATTCCGGAAGATGAATAAAAGAAAGGAGAAAGCTGATGGAAGACAATTATAGCTTTCAAGATTATTTAAGGCAGAGTCTCCATCAGCTTTTTCCTGGATCTAAAGATGATGGAGCTAAGAATAATGTATTAATAAATTGCCCTCTCTGTATTAAAGAAGGTAGAGCAGATACTAATCATCATATGAGTATCTGTTTAGGAAATGATGGCAAACCATTATTTTATAATTGTTTTAGAAATACATCCCATAGAGGTATCTTAACCTCTGATACTTTGATTAATTTAGCTTGGAATTCTCCTATAGCAATAGATCCAATGTTATTATCTGCGATAGATGAATTTAGTAAACATAACAGTTCTTATTCTAAATATAGATTGATAAAAGATAATAAGATTAATTTATCTCATCTTAATACTAATTCAGCACAAATAAATGAAATGAAGAGACAATATATATGTAATAGAATAGGATTAGATTTACCTTTTGAAGAACTATTAAAAGATAAGATAGTATTTTCTATAAAAGATTTATTATGGAGAAACTATATACACCAATACACTAGGGATGAAAGAGTTATTAATTTATTGGATCAACATTTTGTTGGATTCTTATCTAATAATAATACTTCTATATCTATGAGGAATATGGTATATAATACAGTAAATTTAGGAAAGAGTTTAAACTATAGATATATAAAATATGTGATATTACAGGGTATGCCAGCTGGGTATTATATAATACCCAGTATTTGTAATATTACTCAAAGACTAGAAATTGTTATTAGTGAAGGTCATTTTGATATATTATCTATATTCTATAATCTATATAATGCTGATAGATATAATAGAATATATAGTTGTATAGGAGGTAATAGTTATCTCAATATAATTAAATATTTCTTATGTGATATGGGTATAGTAGATCCTATATTTCATATCTTTATAGATAATGATGTAAAGAAATATGTAATAAACGAATTAAAGAAGATTTTATCTCCCTTAAATATAGAAGTATATATTCATATGAATGGTTATAAAGAAGAAAAAGACTTTGGAGTTCCTAAAGAAAGAATAAAAGATTACTCATATAGATTAATATAAAAAAAATTAAAGCCAAATATTGGCTCTTATTTTTTATCCCCTATATCGTCAATCGCAGGGGAATGGTAGCTTTTTTGTCGTAAGGAGACTACCGACCTACACAGGCGCCGCGACTCTCGCCTGTAATTTCTTATATATATAGATTTATTCACAGATATAGTATATATTTAGAAACAAAAAAATTTCCAAGCCCGAAGGCTTGGAAATATTATTTATATCTTAGAAGCGAGCTTCCGAAGAAGCATTGCTCCTAAAACAAATAGACCTCCTGGGACCACCAGGAGGATAGCGATCTTTACGATCGCCTTTTTGTTTTTCTTGACGAATTTAATCGCCTTTTTGATTTTTTTCAACATTTTTTATCATCTCCTTTATTGGTAATTCATACTTATAATATATTTTTTATAAAATATATTCTTTCAAAGAAAAAAATAAGGCTCGCATCCTTGCTCGCCTTAAATTATTTTAGAAGTTGGCAACTATCTTATCGACAGCAGCCTCAATATCCGACTGATCAGCCGGTGCATACTCCTGATTGGCGTACGCATCAGCCTCCATCGGATCTTTTTGATAGCCCCAAAGGGGGCTAACTTTGGTGTGGGCCTCAAGGGCCCGTTGGACATATTGAGCTCCGCCGCGACGGCGGAGCTCCTCAATTTGGGCGACGTGTCGGAATTCATGCCGCACTAATTGCCGTACGGCTTCCTGCCACGTTGATGCGAACCCAAACCATCCAACCTTGAAAACATGTAAACAGAACACAACAGTGTCCTGCCCCCCGACTTCAGCAGGGACTGTAAACCCTGCGTAAAGCGAGGCATTAAATAATTGGGTTCGGCTTGCGCCGAACCCAACCAAATCATACGGCGAGGTGACAACCATTACTTGCCATCCCTCCGTATGATTTTCTTCAGCCAAGACCTTTTGGATCTCGGCCGAAAACGCTTCGGCCGAGATCCTTCCGCCCTTGGCGATAAAGATTAAAAACTGGATAAAATTGAAAATAGATTTGAACATTATTAAGCCCTCCTCGGACTTTACCCTTACTATCTTCAGGGTATCGCAGATATTATACTCAACCCGTAATAGGTTGGCGACTATCCGGAGATAGCCAAACAAGGGAGATCTGCGAAACCCTTATTCATTTCTATAATATATTAATGAAAAAAAAAAGAAGTACATTTTGTATAGATATAATAGGTTATATATTCAATTCATTTAGAAATAGATTTATACGGCTTTATATCAAATAACTTTTTATAGATATATTCATTTTCATATCAATAGAGCTTTAAATATAGATATGCGAAGTCCTATTCATTTATATAGTATATAATTCAAATATAGTTTACTATTTTCACATCAAGGTAATCTATAAACAGGATGTGATAATAATGGCTTTTGGACAAATTACATACAACACAATGGTTGATAGTTTAACTCAATCTCAAATATCACGTATGAGTAATCCTTATTTCAAATGGATTTCGCGTAAACCAACGAAAGTTACGTATTGGAATATTAATAATAAACATACTACGTTAGATGCTGGTAAGAAAGATATATATGATCAGTTAGGTAATAAATCTCCTCTTAGATTTAATCGTATCAAAGACTTTATTATATATGGATTTCCTAGAACGCAGGTAGAGATGGAGTTACAGGAATATGGTGTAGAAGCCCAAGAGATAGGTGGAGAGATATTAATACTTCCTAGATCTATTATACCGCAAGTAGATGATGTATTTACCGTAGATTATCTTCCTAAACCATATATATTTAGGATAGTTAAAGTTACTATAGATAATCTAGAAATACCAGGAGGAGCTAACTTTTATAAGTGTAATTTTATACTAGATAATAGTAGAGAAGATTGGTTAGCATCGCTTAATGGTAAACAGCTCATTAAGAAATTTAAATTTAAGATAGAAAATGTTGGAACCAATTCTACTTGCATTTTATCAGAAGAAGAAGATGAAGCTTTATCCAAGCTTCATGAATTATATGAGAAACTTAAAGGATATTATATAGAACTTTTTTGGAGAGATAATATACAAACCTTTGTATATAATTATCTAGATAATCAGTATATATATGATCCTTATATGATAGAATTCATGATAAGAGGAGCTCTATTTGATTCAGATGATGAATTAAAATATTTGTTTATAGATCATGCTGTTCATACCTCTTCTACTTTCACATTAGAATATAATAGAACTATATTCAAAGATATAGAGGATAAGAATCCTAAGCTTCATACTAATTCTGCTTATCTACTTCCAGTACACGATCCTAATTCTTTGCTAGTAGATAGAATGGAAGATTATTTACAATTATCAGTTAATCTCATAGATAAACATAATTCTGATCCCGTAAATCAATTAAACAATAATCTATTTGATCATATTCAAGAGAATACTCCCTTTGATGAGAATAATGAAGCTAATCATGTAATATATTGGAATATTATAGTAAATTATTTAAATCAAGAAGATTTTATGATCACAGTTCCAGAATTAGTGAGTTTAGAAAAAATAAAGTTTAGATATTGTAAAGACTTATTTTATGAGATTCCTATACTTTTATATATTATAAAAGCTTATATGAATAATCTACAAAAGAAAGAAGATACCACTAGTATAGAATCAGACGCTAATACTTATCTTGAAAATTGTTTTTCAGTTGGCAAATAAAAAAGAAACCCAAGGCTATTATAGCCTTGGGTTGAATCTATATAAATTTGGAGGAGGGTTAGCTTTAATTTATTTATTAGGCGTAATATTTACATTGGCACCTATATAATCATTTTTAGAACAATTCGGGCAATTACATGCTTGATCATGTTGAGTTTCTTTATACTTTTTCCACTCTTCACCTTTAAAATAGTAACCAGGCCGATATTCACCATTATTCTGTTTAAGTATATCATTAACTGTATCCATTACTTGGTTATTACACAAGAGATGCATTAATTCATCTTTAGAGAACTTAGTTTTAAAATCTACATATTCTTTACTATTCTTTATATCAGAGGCGGCTTGCTTTATAGAAGTGGTAGTTTTATTAAAAAGATCTTTTGCAGCTTTCGGAAGAGACGGTTTATACTCAGGAATATGTTGATATCCGGATTGTTCCCTAATAGCATCTTTCTTACCTTCATTATATCCGATAGAAGCCCCAACCAATGCACTAGCACCCATAAGCAACAGTCTAAACAACATAAGACATCTTCCTTTCTAAAGTTATATTAGTGACTTGGCTTTATTAACTTAGGACATATACATTCCTCCTAATGTAATATTTTGTCATTTACATTATTATAGTATATAACTGAAAAAGATTTTGCAAAACACAAAGACCTACTCAAAGAGTAGGTCTATCTATCTTTTATAAGCCTTTCGTAGTAATATTTTGCTTTATAGTCTAACCAACCGAATTTTTCTTTAACTAAATGAAGTTTATTTGTTCTTATATTATCTATTTCTTGTTTCATTAATGGCCAATTATAGTCATACGATTTATCATCATGACATTGTCTAAGAAGCTGCTCTAATTGAATAACTGAATTTAATTCATTCTTAAAAAAACTAATAATTAGTTTAGCATCTAAAGAGGTTTGTATTAAGTGTCTATAAATTTGATCTGCTTTAGATTTTATTAAATTCATTCTTTTATCCTCCTATTTTATATTTAACTAAATGTCGTCTTTAATACCTTTAACCATAGAGTAAAAAGAATCAACCATTGAATAAGAGGTGAGTTATAATGACATATGATATTGAACAATTTCTATTACAAGAAATGGATAGAGATGACTTAATGGAAATTCAAGATTTTGGTACATTTAAAGAAGTAGTAGATACTACTATGGGATTTGATGAAAATTATAATATTATTGATGAAGATGCAGGATTAATATTCCCTCAAGAGTTTAAAGAATATGATGAGTGAAAGGAGATATAACAATGGTTACTCAAGAATTGATTGATACTTTATTAGAAGGACATTTTGATGAAGATCTTTTAGGCCCTGTAAATATTGATCTTTCTATTTTAGATGCTGATATTGATGAGGAAATTGAAGCAGGAGATTCTATATTTGAGTCTTATATTTTTGATGAAACTATTGATTCTATGTTGATTAATGAAGAAGAAAATTAAAAATTAAATTATAAACAAGCAAGTAATCTTATACTTTTAAGGAGGATAATACACATGGATCAACCTATTTACGTTAAGAAAAAATTAGTTACAGTTAGATGCAATAATCCGTTTAGCTATAACAAGATTCCGTTTGTTGGTATTTGTAATAGAGTAGTTTTGGATGTTGATGCTATTAGTTTTGCTCTTACACGTAAAGCTAAAGTTGTAGAACATCTTAAAAATGGTAAAGAAGTTTTATTAGGATTTGATAACTATAATACGTATAATGGGCCTACTATCATTGAAGAAAATACACCTAGTTTTGCCTATTCTGAACCTGAGATAGAAATGGTAGATGGTATGGGTAATCACACTGTTATTAATAAGAAAAAAGATGAAACACCTCAGGTTGTTAAACATATTGACCTTGAAGCTATTAAAGCTCAACAGGAAGAAGAAGAAAAGAAGAAAAAGCTTCTTGAGCAACAAAGACAAAAACAAGAAGAACAAGATAGAAAAGCAGCTGAATTAAAAGCTATGAAAGAAAGAGATAAGAAAGCTAGAGAAGAAGCTGCTGCCAAGATTCTTGCTGAAGCTCAGGCAAAAGCAAATAAAACTACAGGCGTTGATAATAACACTAATAATAAAGAGTCTTATAGTTATGATTTTCCTGGTTCTCTTTCTACCCCTGAAACTGATTTTACTAATTCTGATCGTCAAGAGAATAAAAAGACAACCTATGACTCTAAAAAGGATAATAAGAAAAAATAATACTATCATTGACTTATGGGTACCACAAATAAGCTCTAGCCTGCGCCGAGGGCTAGGGCTTGCCGGTGGCAAACATTCATATAAGTAATTATATTTAGGGGTGATACAAATGGATGAATATAATCAAGAAGCCATTGGTTGTATTATATGTGAAGCTACAAAAAGCGAAGTTGAATTTAAGATCACAGATGAACATAAAAATGGATTTTTAATTGCTGAAGGTATTTTGCAAGAAGGAGATGAAGTTAATAGAAATAGACGTTATTACCCGATGGAAGAACTTAGAAAAGCTATAGTTAGTCCTAGAGTTCAAGAATTAGTAGAATCTGGTAATCTTAAAGGAGAAGCAGGACATCCCACAGATACATCTCTTGCTAGACAAGCTAAAGTAGATCCTACTTTAGAACAAGTATGGTATCTTAAATTATGGACTGATGGTAATTTTGTTAAAGGAAGATTCAGAGGCACGAATAATGATTTGGGGAGATCATTTAATGAAGATTTAAGATGTGGTCAAAAACCTTCTTTTTCTTTAAGAGCAGTTGGGTCTTTAGTAAATGAGAATGGACGTTTAACAGTTAGAAAAATGCAAATGATAACTTATGATAGAGTGTATTTCCCTTCTCATAGTAAAGCATATACCACCCGTATTATTACTACAGAATCAGGTCTAAGTCCTATAACATTTCAACAATATCAAATTCAACCTGATGATTATTTTCATGCAAAAACTTCTGAAATTAATCAGTTATCAGAATCTGGTAATATTGTTGATATAGAGGAAGATATTATCACTCCTTTGACTAAAGCAGAAATGAATGGGTATATATTGGCTGAATCTGATAGAGTGAGTTCTGTTTTAAATACATTTGATATTTTATATGAATCAGTCAGTTTAAACCCTGATATGAATACAGTTTCAATGAGAACTAAACAAGGTGATAATATTAATGTATATCTAGAACAAGCTATACAGAAAGAAATTATTGCAGGGGTTTCTGATATGTTTAGATAATAAGGTGGGGTAGGCTTAAAGCCTACTCCTTATATTTTATATTTGTAAAGACGTTATAATAATCTTATTTAGGAGGTTAGCCTATGAAAAATATGGTTATTGTAATAGAAGGCCCTGATGGTGCTGGTAAAACTACCTTAGTAAAAGACTTAAAAGAAGATATTAATAATCTAAGACCGAGTCTTAAAGTTTTAGCATTAAGTTTACCTAATAAAGAATCTTTTGGGTATGACAAAATTAGAGATATTTTAAAATCTAAAGTCAGTTACCCTCCTGATATAGTTCAGTCTCTGTTTGTTGTTAATATGATTGATTGTGCCGATAATATTATTAAACCTTTTTTAAACGAATCAGGTGAAGATCATATTGTGCTTTTAGATAGGTCTCTTATTTCTACTATTATATATAATGATACTTGTAATGGTACATTGCGTTCTTCTATCGAAAAATATGTATATTCTAAAGTGGACGAAGATGATAATGTGAATTTTGACATTATTAATAAAATATACGGTCATTTCCCAACAATAGATTATACTTTCTTTCTTTTACCTCCTCTAGATATTCTTATTAAACATTCGAGAGAAAGACATTCTGACGAAATTAATGATACAGAATCATTAGTTATAGAAAGAGAACATGCATATAGAGAATGTTATAATTATATATCTGGAAATATGGATAGGTTAAGAGGAGGTCAACATTTCTTCTGGTGGCCTGATGAAAATACATGGGATAAATATGTTATTTTAGATACATGGATTTCAGATTGGCCTGAAGAAGACAATTATGCTAAATATAGAAGGAAAGTATTACATAAACTAAAAATTTAGCGGAGGGATTCTATGCTAAATTATCTATGGATTAAATGCAAAGATTATATAATGATTACCGGTTTAGTTTTACTTCATTTAAAACAGAAATGGAACATTACCAATTTTAAACTGTTTGTATTGTTTGATATATTTTTATTGAGCATAATTATACCAGTTGTATTAAATTCAATAACAGATATATCTATCTATTTTCTTCTTTCGACATCATTTCTATATGCTGGTATTTTAAATTGTATGATAATAGTATTATATATTATAAAATCAAATACATCATTTTCTAGAGTAGTATATGAAATAGATTATGCTAAAAGGTTACTATGGTTTGTAATGTTATGTTACCATAATAGTGTTAGAGAGCATAAAAAGTTTTTGGTTATAAATAATCTTTTAAATCAAGGTGGAACAACGTATAATTATGATGTTATTGTGATGAGTAAAGTATTTAGAACTATCTTCTCTTTATACTTTAGGAATATGGAAGAAAAAGAAAAATCGAGCGAACCTTATTTAATAGATACTAAAGAAATAAAAGATTTATATGCTGATCAAAATTTTAATGAATTATATACGAAGATCTTTTTCAAAAACACAAAAAATAACAAACCATACGAATATCTCTTAATATATATATTAGATCATGTATTAGAAGATCTGTATAAGAAGAAATGGTTTGTTTCTTATTATGATGAATTTATTTTGTTTACTTTTATCAATTATTTATTGAGAGAATGGTATGATCAAATTGTTCTGTTTAATATTTCTAGAATAAAAGTTACTAATCCGATTATCGCATAAAAGAGTAGAGGAGTTCCTCTACTCTTTATTAATATTTGTTATAGCTAATTTAGCTGATGTATATACATCTATTGTTAAAGATAATAGTGGAGCATCTATATTACATTGGTCATATTTTATACAGTTAGTAACAGTAGTATTTGGTTCAAGAGATCCTTTTTGTAGTATAACTAAAGGTCTTAAAAGGTTAAAAATCTGTATTGGTAACCAATGATATAAATAGTAAATATAATCAGTTCCTAGAAGTTTATTATTTAAATTAAGAGTTAGTATTATATTAATAGGGCGATTAGTTTGAAGTAATTCATCAAAATCTACATCTAAATACTTAGTTAAATAAAAAACAGCATTTTCGATTGGCGATGGTACTCTATAAAAACTATTTTCATATATTGATAAAGTGTTTATATCATAAGCAGGAATTTCCATGAACATTTCAGGAGGAGGAAGGGCAACTTCTTCTATATCAAAATCATCAAAAAAGCTACCATCTATTATTTGTTCTAAGACTTTAGAAGTCATGACATGAGCAGACAACTCAATTAACTCTTCTGTTTGTTGCAAATTATGATTTGCTAAGCTAGAATAAATAAACATGTGTTGATCAATATGTAATAATTCATGAGTTATAGTATATAAAATTAATCCGGCTATCCTATTAGGCTGAATAGAATTTATATCCTTTAAGATATTATGTAAATTAATCTCTACTATATCTAAAGTAGCATCCCCAAAACTAGAGCCCATTACAGGATTACTAAATAATAACTGATTAGCTGGGATTATATAATTCACTTTCCCATTAAGATATCTAAATACATCTGAAGCAAACTGTATAGCTCCACTATAAGATGTAACATCATACATATTATCAACCTCCTTATTATAATTATAGTATACAACTCACTTATTTTTTACAAAAAAGAAGAAGGTTAAGCAAACACCTCCTTAACCTTCTCTACAATTCTCTTCGCTGCGCGGCCAGCAAAGAGAATGTTTTTAATGTAATACTCCGCGCGAAAGAGGCTCCAAAGCCCCTTCTCCACGCGGAGTACCGTCTTTAATACAGACGGATCCTCTTTTTCTTGGGATGACGGAAGTCCCAAGAAAAGAGTACTGAGTGCAGTAGCACCCAGTTTTATGAAAGTTCTACGGGTCATACCTAATGACCTCCTTTCTCATCTTTATAATATATCTTTGATAATGATAAATAATACAAAGCTAGGGATTTAATCCCTAGCTTTGTTAACGTCGACAACATGGTAATTATAGGAGGTGTATTCTATGGCTGATCAAGTTAATATGGTTGAATCTCCTCAAATTACTATATATTATCAGAGGAGTACAAGTAATAAAAGTTTCTTAGAAATGTCTACTTATTTAGAGCAAATAGGAATTAAGAATAATAGATTTATGTTAGCATTACTAGATCCAGATTTAGCTGGAGTTGATCCTCATGACCCTAATCTCTCAGTTCAATATAAACGTAAAATACTTATGGAATGTTTTAATAATTTTTGGTATTATCTGAGAGAAGTGGTTAGGGTTCCTGCTATGGGCGAACCTAGTAAATTTATTCTTAATAGAGGTAATATGGCATTTTTATGGTTGGCTATAATGAATATTAACACTATTCAGATACAACCACGTCAGACAGGTAAAACTATAGGAGCTGCAGCATTTTATACTTACGTATATAATTTTAGAACAACTAATACTCAAATCAGTTTATTAAATAAAGAGTTTAAAGATTCTAAAGATAATCTAGCACGTATAAGAGCTATTAGAGATTTATTACCTTCTTATTTAAGATTTGATGCTGTATTTTCTGAAATTAATGGTAAGAAGGTTAAGGTTCCTAATACTGCTACTTATATAGAAAATGCTTTTAATCATAATAAACTTAGAACATACGCTAAAGCTAGAAATGAATTATCAGCTGCTAACCTATTACGTGGTCAGACTTTCCCTTTATTATGGGCTGATGAGTATGCATTTATTCCCTTTATGAAGACCATTTATGGAAATATGATTCCGGCTATGAGTAAGGCAACAGAAATAGCTAAACGAAATAACGTTCCATATGGTATCTTATATACTACGACTCCTGGGTTCTTAACAACAGAAGAAGGTAAATATGCTTATTCCACAATTAATGCAGCAACACCATGGAATGAAGCATGGTACGATTTAAACTATTATCAAATCAGAAATATAATCGACTCTAATAGATTATCTAATTTTGTATTTATACAATATAACTATGCTCAATTAGGATTAGATGAAAATTGGTTATATGAACGTTGTAAAGAAATGAGTTTTGATTGGCCTCTAATAAGAAGGGAATATCTTTTGAATTGGTCTGATGAATCTGAAAATAATCCCTTTACAAAAGAAGAATTAGATGCTATAGAGAAATATTGTAAAGAGCCCAAGAAAACTGTTCTTATTTTTGGCAAATATGAATTAAAGATATTTGAAGAGATACCCCTAAAAGCCAACTTAGTTCCTAAATATCCTCCTATTATTGGTGTTGACCCTTCTGGTGGTATCAGTAATGATTATTCTTGTATATCTATAATAGATTCTCATACAACAAGAGTTTTTGCTGAATTAAGAGCTAATACGATAAGTTTAATTGATTTAGCTAGGATAATCGAATATATCGTTCTAAATATGATGCCTAATGCGGTTATAAATATAGAACGAAACGGAGTACCTCAAATCTCAGCTTAAGAAGTGATTCTTAAGTTTCACAGCGTTAATTGCTTTGAAGAAGGCTAGATCTCATAATGAGATTCCTTTGTTTAGCAGCGAATCATCTCAATAAGATGAACGTTCAGAGATCATCTCCTGACGGGAGAGTAGAACCACAAGCAAATGGTGGAAGAAAAATGCTGGCCTCTATTTAGAGGATGACAAATGATCCGTTCAGGTCTTGTAATGAGACTGCTTGGAAGAAACCAAGAATATAGAGTTGCGATCTATATTAAACACTAAGGTTATGGATTATCCGTTATAGCTAAATTAAAAGAAACTAAAGTTAAAAAGAATTTATATTATGAAATGAAAGATAAAGTAGTAGAAGAAACTGTACAATATGGACGTGTTGTAAAGAAAAGTAGACGTACTAAAGTATATGGATTACAAAGTACACATGAGATAAGAAATTTACTTATAGAAATTCTGAAAAATAGGGTGGCATTACATAAAGACAAATTTATATCTCCAACAATACATAAAGAATTAACAGGATTAGAAGTTAAAAAGTCAGGAAAAGTTGAACATTCTGATCTTGGTCATGATGATATGATTTTTGCATATTTGATGGCAATGTATGTGTGGCAAGAAGGAAAAAATCTTAAAGAATTATTTGGTATAGATAAAATACAAATAAGAACTGAAGATTCTGTTGATGATATAGTAGAACTAGAATCAGGTCCTAAATCTTTATCAGATATGAGTAAAGCGATAGAAGCGGTTAATAAGTCTCCCGATAATGCTCAAGCAGCTAAATTAGATTTAGATATGATGCAATTACAAAAAGCTCATGGTATGACTTTTGCTGAATTTGCTAAACAACGTAGAAAAAAAGAAGAAGAACATTTGAAATTTATGTTACAACAAGAAAATATAAGAGAAGCATATGCTAGATATTATGGAGTTCCTGTAGAAGCTGTAGATCCTAATATTGGGGTTAGTTCTTATGATGAATCTAATTTTAGTATGCCTAAATCTTTATTTATAGATTTTAATAAGAGTGTAGATGAGATGGATGCTGATTCTATATATCTTAATATGCCTCAAAATGAATATAATATGAGAAATAGAAATCCATTTGATGAGGATGAAACATTACACTAAACCAATATGAAGAGGTGAGAAATCTAATGAGATCAGAAATTAATACGATGGTATCTATGGCATTTTATTCTAAAGATGAACAGAATATTATGCGTATTAAAGAAATATTGGCCGAAGGTAATGTATCAACTCTATCTGAACTTTTGCAAGAATTCGCACCTTTAGACTCAAATCACCAATTATTTCATGATGGTAAACTGTATTATAATAATATTCATATTTTAACTACTAAGGGTTATTACTTCTTAAGGATTGATGTAGATTTTAAAGGATTATCTAATCTTAGATTATCTTCTATTTGTAGATTTGTCTTAAATAAACGATTTGGAGAAGATAAAGTAAAAGCTGTTTATTTAGATGAAAGTGCGTTAGTAAACTCTGATGAACAGTGTATTATCTTTGATACTAGGGTTAGAATAGATTATAATATCTACGAAAGAAAAAATATAAGAACAGAATATTATACATCAAATCAAGATTTAATTAACTCTATGAGATCTAAAAGAATTTATTTAGATCAATATTTTGATATTGCAGAAAAGGAAGACCAAAAAGAACTAATGGATCTATTTAATAAAGATGAGATATTTATAAACATAACATATTACAACTATGAATATCAATCAGAACTCTTTAACAACAAAATACAAGAATTTTTAAACAGATATTAAAAAATATTATTACATATAAGAGGTAGGGGATATCTCCTACCTCTAAGATTTTATATATGAAAAAACAACAAATTAAGTATTTGTAGAAAGGGGAGTAACTTATGTTAGACTTCTTAATGAATAATAAGGTATATGAGATTCAAGCTAATAATCAGCTTAGTGTTATACTTAGTCAATTTGATGCGGATTATGTAGTATCTATTGTAGATGATACTTTACAACGTCAATTGAATACTTTTGATCTTATCGGTCCTCCAAATGCTGTTATGGCTTGCGAAGATTTATTTAAAGAATATTATATAACGTATCCTAATGAGCATACTAATATAGATTTAGGAAGGGATACTCTATATAGAGAGATTATTGATAGGATATGTAAATGGATGAATCTTAGTTTTAATCAAGCTCCTAATACTGATATTTATACCTTAGCATATTATCTATATGATTTCTATGTAGCTAAGTTTAATAAATATTTAGTAACGTTTTATGATAAGTATTTGGATGCTGAGAAAGATCAGATATATGCGAATTTTTATCTAGAAGATATTGGTGGTAAGAATAAAGATATGTCTAGTGTCTATTCTAAGATGGCATTTAGTAATGATAAATCTATTGCACTTATAGTTGCTAATCTCCAATATGTATTATCTCATCTAAAAGAAATGACAATACCTGATGAGTATATATATAATATTATATATAGAGATGAATCTATAGTAAATCTATTAACACAAAATATTACATCAATGAATGGAATCTTTAATCTATTTAATAAAATTCTATTTAATCCTTATCTATATCCTACAGTTATTACTCACATTAGAATGCAGATTCAAATGACTCATCGTGAAGAATTAAATGTAGCTGCGGGTGGAGGACAATGATACTGGAGGTAATACCATGGCTAATGAAAAAATTAACACTATTTTCCAAAATCCTATCACAACCCCAACATACCAGGAAAACATGTTTACTAAAGTTATCGGAAGTAAGTATGCGAAAAAATTCCATGAAATATATTACTCTGATATTGAGTCTAGAGACTCCAAAATGAAGGCTTTATATGAAGAGGCCAAAGAAGATACTACATTAAAAGATTATCAAAAGAAGATTATAGATAAATGTTATATTGCATATTTAGCCGCAGTTGGAGCTAATGGTAATATGAGTCTTCCTATACTTATTTTTTTAGAGAAAAAGAAACCTGGTATACTAAAAATACTTAAATCTGAGACTAGAACTAAACGTATGATGTGGGATTTACAAGATGTGATAACTTCTAATGGTTTCTATTTGGATGTGTATAGCTTTCCTGATTTATTAAAAGTATTTATGGTTCAGTTTAGACAGAAGGATGAATCAGAATTACATAGTGATGATTATTGGTTTGAAGGTGTTATTTTGGCAGCCTTGAGTAAATTTACTAGAGTATTACCTAGATTAGCTATTCCTACGATTTGGTATGCTTTGATGTTTATGAAGAATATAGCTTCTCTAGCTTATATTAAAGAAGATACGTTTAATAATAATGAACATATTAAACCTCAAGTTATCTCTATTATGAAGACACTATATACTATGAATATTATGGAAGATAAGAGAATAGAAAAGAAAGAAGAGGCTTCCTCGACATCGAAGTAATAATTTCGAGAGGAGGAAATTTCAATGAGTTGTAATTGTCATAACCACAATCATATGGGTCCGCCTAATAATTGTAATCATATAAATCATGTATTTGATCCTAAACCGCCTACATTTTATGGCACTTGGAATCACTTATATGGCCATGATATTACCAACAAAGTAAGTGTATCTCAACCTGGTATTCAATCAGGTTTATATAGAAATTGCGGACCTTTAAATTGTTCTTGTTGTGGAAATGTTACAATGTTAACAGGAGTAGAAACTTCTGCTAAAATTATATTGACGGTTCATTTATCATATTCTGATTCTAAATTGAATACTTCTATAGATATAGAACCTGGAAAGGTATATACAATAGAATATCTTAATGAAGGAGAGTTATGTAGAGCTACAGGATTAGTATCCAATATATATAAGATATCTCAATTAGATGATACTACTAATATATATAAAATTAATCTGGATTGTTCTACTCAATATGCACATAATGTAGTAGTTATTAAAAGTGATCAAATAAGAGGAGTAGTTAAGTATATTCCTTATTATGGAGAAGACACTTCTATGGAATCTGCTTGGCATTTATATGGTACTACTATTGCTTATAAGATTACTGATGCTGTTATTGTTGATGCAGAATTAGATAAAAATAAAAACTTAGTTAAAGGTAAGATTATACAAGGTACGATTATTAATGGTACAACTACAGAAGGTCTTTGTATAGGAGAAAATCCTTTAAAACATAATTTGATTATTTCTAATCCTTGTAGTACCGGGGGAAATGTGCTAGAAGGATATATTATGAATGGCGTAGTTGCCAGTGGCGATATCGATGGGATAACGGAAGACGATACAGGTTATATAGTTCATGCTACTATAAGAGGAAATCTTAGAGATGTTTTATTAGTAGATACTAAGATTTCTAATGCGACTGTTGCTAATAATGTTGGATCTTTAATTACTCCTGTTATTGAAAACTCTAGAGTATTTAATGCAACAGTTTCTGGAGATGATATGGTAACAACGGGGGGCGTTACCATAGGAAATGTAACTATGAATGCAGTTACAACAGGAGGAACAGCTAAAGGTGGCATAGCTATAGGGCAGATTGAAGGCAAAGATTTTACTATTATGGGTGGTACTACAATAGCAAATAATTCAGCTTTAGTAACCGAACAAGGAATTGTTGTTGGTGGCACAGTTATTGGAGGTTCTAAAGTTGGTCAAGTTATTTATGGTGCTACAGTAAAAGGTGGTATCTGTACTAGAGGTATCACTACTAATGGAGTAACTTCTGTAGATATTACATCAGATAACATTCAATCTTTTATTAATAATAAAGGACCTATAGATCCTACATTACCTATGATGGTTGTAGGAGTATCTTTGCCTGATATATATAAGATAACAGCAATGAATTTGAATATTCCTAGAGGAATAGGTGCAGCTGCTAATGCTTGGTATAGAGATAAATTGAGGTATCCTTTAAATAGATATAAGGATACTGATTTAGTATTAGCGACTAATGAAATTGATTATTCAAGACTATTTACTAATTTTGGTAATATGGATGTTCCTGATGATTAATAAATTGGAGGTAGGTTTATGTCTAAGATTAGAACAACAACAGAATTAATTATGAGATTAAAAACTAATAATATCGAACTAACAGATTTTGATTATAAAGAAGGTAAAACTAAAGATAAGTATTTAGAATCTCATCCTTTTATAGCTAGAGGAAGAAGATATTATCAGAATCCTCATTTTTTCTCTGTTTTATTTGATCAAGGTTTATCTGATGAAGTTGATTTTATCTGTAATATGGGCGAGTTTCAGCCTGACTATTATGTATTAACTGCTTTTGTGGTAGCTAATAGTAAAATAGCAAATAGATATATATCTTCTTTAAGCAAGCGTTTCTTTATAGATGATACTACTCTAACACAAGAAGAAAAAAATAAAGCAATGAATGATTTGATGGTTGATTGTGCAGCAGAAAATAGATTAGATATATATAAAGAATTAGAAGCAATTGCTAAAGAAGGAAATATAGCACCTTTATATGGAAATTATGCTAATGCTGGAGACGGGTATTGTTTATATGATGCTTGCAAATATTTAGATAATGAATTCGCTTATTATCTATTAGACAATGAAGCAGATGTTACTTTAAATGATTCAATGGCGTTTCCTGTAGCCTGTAAAGAGGGTAATTATATTATGGCGTTAGAATTAGCTAAAAGAGGAATAGATATTCACACTAAAAAAGATTTAGGACGAATGATGATATCTAGAAATGATAGATTAAGAAAAGATATAACCGAAGAAAATCTTAAAGCCAAAGAAGAGTTATTAAAACTTTATGAAGAAAGTGATAAAGATGAGTTACTTCAAGACATACAACAAGATAGTGAATGAATCTGTACTTGGGATAATTGGAAAAGGTATATCCTGGGCTAGAAACCCGGCTAATCCTCATAATGCAGTAAAAAATAACGAATATAGGCAAAGAGAATTGGATCGGAGAATAGAAAGAGAAAATAAAGTAGATTATGGGTTAGATGAGATTTATAAGGATAATACTGATAAAAAAGATTACCCCGATTTATCTAAACAATATGTTCATGTTTAAAAAAAACAAGGGGCCAGTACTGCACCCCTCTTATATATATATTAGCTGAGGCCGAGCTTTTTGCACGCCTCAGCAAGTTTGATAGCGAAATCGGAGGCGGGCTTAATTTCCGCCACCGATTTCGCCACCGTTTGGCGCTGCGGCTGTTCCTGCGGCGGGCGCCAGTCGCCGCAGGTTTCTTCGACTACTCGGGCCGGGTCGCGCCAGTATTGCTGGCGAACCCGAGCCCCCGTGAAATAAGAACCCAGTCCAACAACATTGCATGCCATAATAATAGCCTCCTTTATTAAAAAGACAGACTGTTGTTCTACCAGTCTCTACACCTATATAGTATATTTCTATATATATAAAGTTTTACATAAGTAGCCTATTGTAGGCTACTTATGTTTATCTGTTGAAACACCTCTGTAATATGATTAAAGGAGGAATATATAATGGCCGAAGGACTGCCTAGTTTTCTTAGAGAAGAACATCAGAAACTCATATTTAATGATAAAGATAAAGAGCTTGTAGCATATATACCTGAAAAGTTTTTTGAAAGAGGTATAGCTAATATTATAGGTGAATATATAGAACTATTAGGAATATTTAATTATACAGTACAAGATCTTAAAACTGGAAAAAATATAGGACTAAAGACATTTAGATTTCCTACATTATTTACTACTATGCCATCTATAACAGAGAAAGTTAAAGATATACAGCTTATTAAAGATAGTGATCCGATGGATTATCGAATTCTTAGATATAGAGAAGGAGATGAATTTGTAGTAAGTACCGATGTTATTCAATCTATAGCCAATGTAGAAAAATGTGCTAATCTGTTTTATGTTTTAGGATTCATTCCTAATACTATTCCTTATGATCAGATACATGAATATATAATAGATAATATGGCATTAAATGGAAGCTCTTATGGTGTTAATGCTCAGATAATTGGATTTACTATATCTGAATTATGTAGATCTAAGAAAGATCCTAACATACCCTTTAGACTTTCTAAATCTACTAATATGCATGAGTATAAGTCTATGAGTATTAAGAATATATCTAAACTTATATCTCCTTATACTGCTCTTATATCAGAAGACTTTGATGAATCTTTAGTATATGCAATGTTAAACGATAGTCCTAAAGATACCCCTTTAGAAGAAATATTAGTTGGTGAATAATGTAAGTTTTGATAAAGAGTACATAGCTTTCCCTGCGGCTTTCCAGAACATATATGTAATTGGATCGCCTAGATAAAATCTAGCCTGATCCCTATATTACGTGACAAAAAATTAGAGTAATCTAATAATGTCTATAAAAAAGGAGGAAAAAGTCATGCCGATCCCGGGCGTTAGCTTTATATGGGACGACCAAAGTGATATCCCGTCATTAGATACAGTGATGCAAGATAACGTTGATCGTCCGATTTATATGTTTGCGTTTACGGCAGACAAAGGTCCTGAAGAATGGACCCATAGAATCTTTGGCAAAAGATTCTTTGAATTGTATGGCACACCTAGCTTCCGCAATCATGGTCAGGCTTCGATCCAAGCAGGTAGAGTTATTCAAGCTGGTGGATATGTTACTGCCAAACGTGTTGTAGCTGATGATGCTATGTTAGCAAATCTTGTTCTAATTGCAGATGTTCAGAAAATCCAAGAACAAGATGTTGATTCTAATGGCACCTATTTGTGGACTTATACTGATCCTGTTAGTAACGTTCAAGTTAATATTTCTTCTAGTACTCTTCCTAATTCTGGAGTTGGTACTGGCATTCCTGCAGGTGTTACGATTAGTCCGTTGATGGTCGATGCTGTTAAAATCACTTACAGATGGCAGAGTATTGCTTGTATTGGTAATAACCTTGATGCTTTTGTAAAAACAGCACGTTCAGATTATGATGCGCATCCTGTATTGTTAGGTAATAGTGGGTCATATCCGATTTTCTTGATTGCAGATACTGGCCGTGGTTTATCCAGAAAACGTTTCCGTATCTATCAGGATGAAACTAATTCTAGACCTGTGACTTATCATCGTTATTTCCTTGAGATTAGTGAAAATGGCGAAGTTCTGGAAACTATTCCGTTTACTATGAACGCTACTGTTATTGAACGTGATAATAATATGGGCTTGCAGTCTAGTGTTCGTAGAAATTCTAATCAAGTTCGCGTGAGATTCTTTGAAGATATTTATGAAAACTTTATTGAAAATATAGAATATCTCGCTGGAGTAGATGATATGATGTTCAAAGATCCTCTCTTTGGCATCGATTTGTATGGTAAGTCTATTAAGCATTTCCATACTAATGCAACTCCGCTGCTTGATACCGTTTTTGGTAATCCGCTTGTTGGTGGTAATAATGGTTCATTTGGAAGCAGTCCTGCTAAACTTGATAGAGGCAAAGGAATGAATATTGTTGATATCAAGTTGAAAGCTGCTTTTATGGGAAGTACAGACGATGGTGATGATATCTATGATATGGATAATAACCGTATCGACTGTATCTTTGACTGTAATTACCATTCTGAAGTTAAAAGAGCTATTGAACAGCTAGTTAATTTCCGCGAAGACTTGGTTTATTTCAGAGACTGTGGAACCACTGTTAAGAGCTATTATGACCTTGTGTATGCTGATTCATTTAATGATCATAGCAGATATAGTGCAACATATATGAATTATTATGATACATATGATCCGTATACACGTAAACAAATTACTGTTACCGTTACTTATCATCTTGCGCAGTTGTTTGTTGATCATTTTATCAATGGTCGTATTAGACCTTTCTGCGGTCAAAGATATGGTATTGTCATTCCGTCTAATGAAATCATTCCGGAGACGTTGAACTTTGTTCCTAAACGTACTCCGAAACAAGATCAGAGACAGCTATTTGATGATATGAGAATTAACTATCTTTCCTATTATGATGGTAATATTCTCACAATGAATAGTGAATATACTTCTCAAACTCGTTATACTCAATTGAGCTGGATTAATAATGTTCTTGGTGTACAAGAAATGATTAAAGCTATTCGTAAGCTTGTTCCTAAGATTCGTTATAGCTTTATTGATGGTGATGATTTGGCTCAGTATAGAGAAGATGTTCAGTCACAAGTTATTGATAAATTCCAAGATAGATTCCAAGAATGCACTATTGAATATGCTTCTAATGCAGTCTATGATTCTAATAAACTCATTTATGCGATCATTAAAGTGAAGTTTAGAAACTTTGTTCAAACTGAGATCTTTAAGATCGTTGCGTTACAATCTTAAGGAGGTGACAGGTCATGTCTGAATTGAATAGCATTTTTGCCAATACTCTAGCTCCTAATCCTGTTACTTCGTATACTCTATTTAGAGGGGTAACAGATTATACTAACTTGGCTCAATTTGATCTGTATGAAACAGGATACAGTTTCTTAATTCTTCTTCAAATGCCTTACTTTATGGAAAAACTCAGAGGGACTAATGAGGATTATAATTCTTTAATTACTAATTATCGTCATATCATAGAGTATGAATTTAGAGGAGCACAAGGTATTGAAGATATTACTGGTGAAACCAGTCCTCTTCAAAATGGTATTACTGATGTCAATATTATTACAAAAGTGACTGAGCAAGGTGGATCTTCTTTCTCTATGAATTATTTTGAACGTTCTGGTAGTGTCATCACTAAAACTCATGAATTGTTCTTGCGTGGTGTTAAAGATCCTAAAACTCAGGTTAAAAGATATAATGGATTGTTGCAAAGTCCTTTAACGAGTCGTAATAAAGCCATTTATGAAGGAGAATCTACAACAGCAAATAAAGGCCAAATGTCAGATAAAGGATATCAATATGAAATTTATAATTTCTTATTGATGGTTACTGATAATAGTGCATTGAATATTGAGAAAGCATATATTCTTGCTAGTTGTCAACCAGCATTAGCCAATACTAGTATTTATAATGTTACTAGAGGAGAGATTCAATTCTCTGAAATGGCAGTACAGTTTAATGGAATTCCTCTTCCTGGCAGAGCTGTCAATAAGAAAGCTCAAGATTTCTTAGATTATATCAATAAATATACCTGCTTTGATGAGATGGACTTTGGCTATAAAATTCTTAATACTATTAATCCGGAAGCTGAAGGATTATCCGGCTCTACAGAATATACCTCTAGTGATGCCTATGTAGCGGGTGTTGAGGGTAAAAATGGACTTGCTAAGAGTAACATTTGGCTTAATGGTCAAGTTACTGAGAAAGACGATGGAGCTTCTGGTTTACTCGCCTAAATAATTCTAAGTGAGGAGAAAGTTGTATGTCTGCTGAATTGAATAGCATTTTTGCAAATACTCTAGCTCCTAATCCTGTTACGTCCTATACACTCTTTAGAGGGGTAACAGATTACACTAACCTGGCTCAATTTGATCTCTATGAAACTGGTTATAGCTTCTTAGTTCTTCTTCAAATGCCTTACTTTATGGAAAGACTCACAGAAGCAAATGATGATTATAATTCTTTAATTACTAATTATCGTCATATCATAGAGTATGAATTTAGAGGAGCACAGGGTATTGAAGATATTACTGGTGAAACCAGTCCTCTTCAAAATGGTATCACTGATATTAATATTATTACAAAAGTGACTGAGCAAGGTGGATCTTCTTTCTCCATGAATTATTTTGAACGGTCTGGTAGTGTCATCACTAAAACACATGAACTGTTTTTACGTGGTATCAAAGATCCTAAAACTCAAGTTAAAAGATATAATGGATTGCTAAAAGCTCCCCTTGCTCTGCGTAATACAACTTTAACTAAAGCTAACTTTGAAGGTGATTATGATACTTTAGATAAAGCTGTATCTAATTATAAGACAACTATGACAGATAAAGGTCATCAATATGAAATTTATAATTTCTTATTGATGATTACTGATAATACAGCTCTTAACATTGAGAAAGCATATGTTCTTGCTAGTTGTCAACCAGCCGTAGCCAATACTAGTATCTATAATGTTACTAGAGGAGATATTCAATTCTCTGAAATGAATCTTCAATTTAATGGAATTCCTCTTCCTGGTAGAGCTGTCAATAAAAGCGCTCAAAATTTCTTAGATTATATCAATAAATATACCTGCTTTGATGAGATGGATTATGGTTTTCAAATCTTCGAAACTTTACATCCTGAAGTTTCTAAGACAACTAATGAATTATATGATATTGATGGAAAAGCAATAGAAACAACAACAGAA